GTTTGACCAGGAGACATTAAAGTTTTACCCATTATCTTCTCCAACCCAGCAAAGGACCTCTGTAGACCCTGAGGCAAGGCCGCTCATCGATGGAGGAACGCGAATTCCCCTCCCCGCCTCGGTTGAGAGCGAGGGATTGCAACTCCATTTAACCCATGGATGGGAGCGGGAACTTCTAGACAGAACCATCAGCAAGTGAACCTGTGACGTTCTGGATAGCAAAACTCTTTCCTGCAATGACATTCGTAGCGGAGGCGATTAACCGTCGGCCTCCAGCCTCGTAAGTCTCAGCGAGCAACGCATCGCCGTAGGTGGGGAAGAAAACCAAGTTGGCCGTTCCAGCAATGAACAACACTCTCCAGAAAATGGTGTTGGTGTCATATTCACTGTAGGTAAGCCCACTAGTATCGTCCTCTCCCGCGAAGACTTGTCGCCAGTTGCTGGTTCCAGCTCCATCTGCATGAGAAACAATAGTAGCGCCGTAAATCACTCCACGCGTTGTCAAGTTGGTTGTCAAACCTGACGCCGCGGGGGTAATGTGCAGCGGGGTGTTTATCGTACAGATTAAACCAGCCATGTCAATGGTGGTAAAGGCGCTGTAGAACTGCTGGGGAAGAGATCCTGGGATTGCTGTAGAACGCACGTCGAATCCATAGTGCATAGCGAGGAAGCCGAAAGAAATAGCCTCACCGTTGGTCTCCTGATCTGTCAGGGTCAACAGGTTGATCATTCCAGGAATCTCCAGTCCAGGGATCGTTTGCCCACCCGTATAATACCATTTCTGTTGAGGAAAATGGAGAGAACAGGTAGCATGTTCCCAGACCGAAAACTCGGCATTGCCAGCACGGGTGAACCCGTCGCGCAACGCCGGAAAGCCCGCCTCCGCCACAATCATGTCGGTTGAGTCGTCCACATAAGTGAGCTCAAAACCTCCAGCGGTCGGGGTGGGACAATCCGGTACGTACTCGTACAGCAGCTCGGCCACTCGAAATTGAGAAAACGTCTCCAAGAGCTTTGCGCAGCGCACGCCGTCCAGAAACCGGGGGTTGGCGGGCAAGGGGGAAATGACTTCGCATCCTGCGCCAATTGCACCACCGGCAATAAGGTTGACGGGCGCGAGCAATTCGCTCCCTTTGATCTGTTTCGTCGCCTCGTTGTAGCCAGGCTCGGTCCGTTCGTGGGCCATCTGCGTCTTCACGGAATACGCGATTCCTACATCATGCTCGGCTCCGTCAACTTGTAAAGAAGGACGTTGCACGAGCTCTTCATAGGCCTCGCGCGGCTCAACGGCTGCATAATCAAGCAACGCGGTGATCGGATGGTCGGTAACTGCTCCCGCCTTCTCTAGAGCCAGCTGTTCGGCGACCTTAGCGGAGTTCTTCGGAACGTCCGCGGTCGCTAACTGCGCCCAAGTGTTGGGGAAGGAGTGAAAGTCCTTTGAGGACGATGACCTGCCTTTCAGGGAATTGCGAGCTTCTGCCAGCTTACCATTATAGGCCTCGTAGAGGTTATTCAAATGGTCAGCATGAGCTACCGTGATCGCTGGATGGTGTTTCACGTAATTGCCGGTGGCAATCGTGAATACTTTGAAGGAATGAACAACTTTGGCGCCAGGCTTGTAAGTCGGAAGCGAGATGCCGAGGGATGCCAGATGTTCAGGCTTGAGGACCATTAGTTTCCCCTTACCATGACTCTTGTGCAACCTCGTCCAAACACCGGGATCACGGGCCGCAGCAGCCCGGACTTGGTACTTCACTGCCTCTAAAGGAGAGCTAGGAGCTCGGGCGCCATTTCCAGCGCTTTTGGCCCCCACTCCTTGAGCAGGCTTAGTCCCCAGTCCAGCCAACTTTGGCTGTCCGTCTTTTCCTCCGGTGTTGTTCCCTTGTCCAGCTCGTCCTCCTCCAGCATTAACAGGCTGCGGAGCTTGGCGGCCAGCTGCTGGAGGTCCTCTTGGCGAGGTTCCTTGCTGCTTGACTGCCGCTTCAGCGACTTGTTGTCGGAGTTGCTGGGCCTTATCTTTAAGGACTCCAGCAGAGACTGCACTTGGTTTACCGAGTGTTTCTTTTCCTTTCCCATTCATGAGATCGAATGTGTTTTTGAATTGTACACACTTAACAATTAATGGCTCCCGAGTAATTCGCTAGATTGCCAATCTCTCCAAGCTCACCTCCACTATGTAGCTTGGCCTCCGTTTCGTTGGGCGGAACCCCTCCACTCTCCCTCCATCGCTGTGAGTGGCCCAAGAATGGCGCTTAACCGTAATCAGCGCGAGCTAGGCTCTCGAACAAAGGATGTTCGTGGAAAGCCACAGCCGGACCTGTGAGGAGGTTATGAACTATCGAGTCCATGTCTAGCCACGCCAAGCCGTATCGCTCGAGCGCCCATATATCCACATCCGCGGGCATCCAGCAGAACTTAGGTCGACCAAAATAACTGGTGGACAAGTCCGCGAATTGCATCCGGTAGATGTCTTCAGGATCCTCAAAACGCTTCTCCGCAGTAGAAGCCGCATGATACCTCTCAACAAAAGTGTCGAGAGGAGGTAGCAGCCATGCCGGAGTCAAGCTTTGAGCTTGGTCCTTCAGATACGCCAGTTGTCCCAAAGGAAAGGGCAAGCCGTACAACTCTTGCAAGTCGCGTAAGCATATGCCTCTCTTCAAGAGCTGGCTAGGAAGTGGGCACGCAAGATATACTTCGTGCGTTGTGCCAGGACAAGTCTCTGCACGTAGAACCACGGTCTTCAGGAAGGTCGTACCGACGAAAGGGTGCAGCACAGTGTTGCCAGCTGCGCCCGCCTCGGACCTGCACTTGAGTTTGGCTTTAAAACCAATCTCGGCGAAAGCTGCCGTTAAAACGGCCTCCGCGCGCGCAGTATCGCACAGCAATGCTCCGAGAGCATCGTAACCGCCCACCGCCCGAATGACCTCGGTCGTGGCAGCGACGTTCTCAGCGGAGTTACCGAAGCTTGTCGCGGCCCCTCCGGTCTCTCGCTGACCTTCGGGACTGTCGATAATGACACTGTCATTGGCACCACGAAACCGATGTATGCGTTTCTGCACACAACTCTTCTTCAAGATGTCAACAACTTCCTTCGAAGCACCAAACAACAACAACAGTTGCCGCTCGACGCGCAACGTAGCCTGAAACTGGCTCTGATCAAACTGACCAAAGTCATTTTCGATGCTGAAGTAGCCACAAAGAGGATGATAGCCATATATCGCGCCGTCGTCGCCCGCCACAAACAGGACAATAGTGTCCTTGGAAGTGGAGGCCATAGTGACGGCACGTGCAAACTCGACATCGTCCATGGGTCCGACGACCAGATGAATCTTG